ACGACAGCATCAATGTTAATGGTGCTAGGGGAGATATATCAATTACTGAAGAAGTAGAAAAAACTATTAATGGTAAAGCCGTTTATTCAGATCCTTTAATTTCAATTAACATTCCCGCTGGTACTCATATCAAAGATTGTATATATTTAGTTTTATCCCTCAGTGAAGATTTTGTTAATAAAGCAATTAGAATTAAACCTGGAGGTTACAATGAGAAAGACATTAAAACTGTTGATAGTGCATATTCAAGGTGGCTTACATTAGATACAGATCACTTTGTAGATTTTTCAGAACAAAGTTGGGACGAAAAAAAGGGTTCTTACGATGAATACTTTCATGTAAGACCAGTGTTGTCTTATACTAGTAATCCAAACATGATTATATTTGAAGAAGAATATGAAAAAATTAAAAATCCAACATTAAAAGAAATTTCAACTCTGTTAGACTCAATGTCCATACAAAAAGAATACTACTATAGTTATACAGGACTTAACACGCAAATATTGGATTTGTCCTTAACATTTGATGAGGCTTATGCATTAAATATACCAGCATTTGGATTTGGAGACTATGCTCAACAGTCTGGTGTAGCCACAGCATCTGCATTAAAAGAAGAAGAAAATGCACAAAATACAAATGATAGTGAAGGTGTAAACGATATCTTAAGTAAAGATAAAAAAGCAGGTGGAATTTTTGAGACTCTCAAAGGACTTAGTGATGTAGAATTTGAAAAATTTGCAGAATTCGCCGGATACTCTTCAGAAGACATTTCTAGATTAGTGCAAGAAAAAAATTATGTAAATGAATTTGGAAGTGTAAGGGGAACAACAAATATAGAAGACCAAGAATACCTAAAAGAATTTGCGAGTGGTTTGGCTATGGATGACGTAGGAGATGCAATATTATCTGGTTACACTAGAACCACAGAAAATAGTGAAGACCCGGTACCAACAGAAACTACAGAGTTATTGACCGATTTAAGTAATGATTTAACTGTAGTGTCTCCTTACATATATGCTTCTGCATTAGTTATGGGACTGGAAGGAAATGACATGGCGGCGGAATTTTACAAGTCACTTGACAATGAACAACTTGGAGAAGAATTTCAAAATATAGTTAAGCCTAAATTAGATACAGTAGAAGTATCTAATATTGTTGAATCTGCACCGGAAGAAAGAAACTCCATTAGGTCAACAACAATGAGTCATTTAATGAGACAATATACAAATGCGGCGTCTACACAAATGATGGATCTATCTGTTAGGGGAGACCCTTATTGGTTAGGCAACGATGTGTTTTATGACGTCCGTAAAGAAAGCGACGGTCAGCCTGATTTTACAAAAAAGACACAAGATATTTTCTTTGTAATGGAAGCACCTAGAAAACTAGATTTTGATTTAGATGACGAAGATAACAATACCGGTTTATTTGATTATGGCAGTATAAATTATACACTAAGTGGAGTTTATCTGGTGTATAGATGTACATCCAATTTCAGCGGAGGATTGTTTACACAAGAGTTAAATATGGCACAGAACAAATTATATGAATTTTCTAAAATAGAAACAATTAAAAGAACCGGAACACAGAATTTAGAAGATTTTGAAAATTATAAAGCACAAAAGGCCTGGAACGAAAGTAGAGCAGAATACTATAAGAAACAAGAAGAACAACGCTCAGGAACACCAACAGAGTAAAGTAAAATGGCACACAGATATACAAGAGAACAACATGTAACAGACGGAATTTATTTCGGTGAAGTCGTATCTGCACAAGACCCAGATATGAACGGTAGGCTTAAAGTATATATTCCAGCACTACATAAAAGAAGAAAAAATCCTAAAGGCTCAAACGATAGAGAAATGGCAACATTTAATTGTATCTGGACCTCTCCATTTGCAGGTGGTACAAACTATGCAAATGAAAATGTAAATATGAAAGATGACCACAGGGGGTCTGGAAAATCATATGGTATGTGGATGGTTCCGCCTGATGCAGGAACGCAGGTTGTAGTAGCATTTGGGCAAGGAAATTTAAAATACGGAGTTATAGTAAGTTGTTTATTTCCTGAAGATCGTGCATTTATGGTGCCGGGTGTGGCAGGATCTCCCTTTAACTACTCTAAACTAGGGTATAAATTACCAGTAAGTGAAAAGAACAAATTTGATAATGAAAATCCTGGTAAAGGAACAGATGTATTAAGGCCGGCACACTTAGATTATGCAAGACCTATTTACGAGCAAGGATTACTGGGCGACAACGTTAGAGGAGCATCCTCAAGTACATCTAGAAGAGAATCTCCTAGTAGTGTGTTTGGAATATTAACACCGGGTAATATAAAACCACCCACAGGAGACGGTCCGGCATTGCCTGGCAACAGAGGTGCAGGACATCAATTTGTAATGGACGACGGTGATCAAAACGGTGCCAGCAAAAATATAAGATTGAGAACAGGTGGTGGTAATCAAATTCTACTAGATGATAATGAAGGAATAATTTACTTCATTAACAAGAGCGGTAAAGCCTGGATGGAATTAGATCAAGCAGGCGGGATAACAATATTTGGAGAAGGGTCAGTAGATATTCGCTCTAAAGGAAATTTTAATTTAAGAGCAGATAGAAATGTAAATATAGAAGCCGGTGGTGATGTCAATATTAAAGCCGCAGGAGATACAGCAACTGGTGATGGTGACCAGTATGTTGGCTTACAGCCTATTCCCGGACTTCCATCATTAGGGTATGGTGGTAACTTAAGATTTGAAAGTGTTGCACAAACATCTATATACTCTGGACAGAGTGCCCAACTTACATCAGTAGGAGGAGATATAGATATAAGTGCCGCAGGTAGATCAGCGATTACAGGTGGAACAACTGGCGTAGATATATTTGCAGGTGCAGGTGGAATTAAAATGATGTCTGCATTAGGTGGTATCCATTTAAATTCTTCATTAGGGATAAATTTAACTAGTACAGCACCTATTAGTTTAGCAGGACTTCCAGTCTTACTAAATTCTCCTGGAGGCATACCAGGTATGCCGGCATTACCAGCCTTATCAGGTAGTGCAATATCAACAAACAAACATGACGACTGGTCTAGTAAAACTCCTGATTTTGGAGATTCCGATGATTTAATGCCAGACACTACAACAGAAAATGCGTCAGGTAGAAAAAAAGGTTCTACTGTTAAATCTATAGTAACAACCATGCCTACTGCAGAACCTTATTTAAATCATTTTAAATCAGATGCAATGGCACACCAACAGTCTTCTATGACAGAAGAAGATTATGATGATGAATTAGGTCCTAACGATGCTGATTCACCAGACGGATATTTGGGAGGTTAAGATGGCAGAAAAGAAAGGACATAATCCAACACCTGTACAAAGTTTTAGTGACGGTCTCGATGCAAAAACGAAAAAAGTAGAAGAAACTTCCAAAGCATTTTCTGAGGCAGTTGGTGCCGTTTCAGGTGCAAGGGTAGCCGCAGAAAGAAAAAAATTACTAGGTAAATTAAAGGGTATTGGAAATAGTTTACTTGGGCCTATAAAAGACAAAATTAGTAATTTCAGTAATCCAGTATTTAAGAAGATAGAAGAAATACAAAGTTATATGGATGTACAAACATTATTACTTAAAGTATTGCCTCCAATAAGAGTAATGATGACCAATGCATTTGGTGATAAAGTTATTGGGCCTTCTAAAATATTAAAAGAAGCACAGGCAATGATCAAACAAGTGCAATTAGATATTAATAATTTAGAAACTTTAGTAGATGATGTAAAGGCTTTACCGGCACAAATGAATGCTTTAGCCAATGCTACAATCAACGACATCTATGCATCTGCAGGATTAGTAGGTGGTTCAATGGCAGACTTTTCTAATCTTGCAAATTCTTTACAAAACGAATTTACTTTGGGTTCTTTAAATGATTTAATTAAAAGTACACCCGGTGCGGCAGTAGGAGAAAGTGGTAGCGGAGACGGTATTACAAACAGAGACTTATTTGTAAACATTGTTGCTGGATTAAAAGAAAAAGGAATTACACCAATTATAGATGGACCGTCTATTATACTTGTAGACGATCAGGGAAATAAGGTTATAGATTTTAACAATGGCATAGGCCCTATAGGAATAAATCTTACAGCAATGTCTTTATCGAAAGAATCAGAAAACAGTATTCATGCTCTTGTAAAAGTTCCTATTAGCGACTTTCAATTTGTTGCTCTTGTAAGTTTTGTAAATCATATTGGACCTGTAAACTTTGCAGGAAGTTCTGTATTAAGACAATTAAACCAAGAGAACTATCACAGAGTACCAGAAATGATAATGAAATGGAGATCTGGTGCTTTATCGCCTAATGCAAGTGCTGTAGTTAAACAGGATTATGTAGATAGAAGACTTTTTGAAGCAGAATTATTCACTACACCAGACTGGGTAAACTTTGATTACAAACCTGGAGAGGGTGCTTTATTGTCATGGCCACAACTTACAACAGAATTAAAGGAAGCCAAGAAGGCCGCAATAGAAGAATTAACAAATAAAGGTATTGATCCAAGTACTGGAGAACAATATTTAGAAGGAAAGCCAGTAAAGAAAGACGACCCTACGGCTATATACGACCCTAAAGGTTAACTATTTTTTAGTTCTTTTTTAAGGTCTGCATTCTCAACTAATAATCTATACTTTTGCTCTTGCTCGTCAGCAACTGCTTTTTCTAGCAATTCAATATGAGCTCTCAAACTATGATTTTCGTTGTTTTTCTCAACCAACATAATTCTTAGTTCTTCTTCTAAAGTATTATTAAGTGTTTTTGTATCAGACATGTTATTTCTCGATTAAGGTTTGCAAAAAATCTGTAACACTATTATTTAACAAAACTCCGCTATGTCCTGCTTCTATAGTGATGTTTTCAGTGTTTTTAAATTTAGGTGGAGTATTAAGTTGACTATCCACTGATATCATTCCGTCGTTTGCCTTTCCGCCTAATCCTGCTAATGGATTAGAACCACTGGTACATACTATATTTGTATGTAAGCCATTGTAAGACTTTTCTTGTAATAGTCCTAAAACTTCTGCCCCAGGCCTAGTATTTTCAAATACTTTTTTATTTCTAAATATCATTGCAAGTATTCTAGCAACTGGAGTACCTTCCCAAGGAGCCGCTATTGTAACTAAATGTTCTACATTTTTAGGATAAACACTTGCATACCAACTTGCTAGTAATCCTCCGAAACTATGTCCCACTAAAATTACTTTTTCTTTACCGAATTCTCTTTGTTTACGCATTCTAAACAATTCTACTAAGTCATATGGATCATCTTCCATATTATAGGAAGGACGTATAAAATTGTGTTCTGGTAACTTTAAAGTATAGTAATTAAAGTTATCTGGCTCTGCATTTGCTCCATGTATGTACATAATATTCTTCATCTTGTTATTATACAGTCTAAAATTGCCATTGTCAACTATTAATTAAAACTAGTTATAATGTTTTTGATAAATACATGTATGGCAATATTTAAAGGATTTAGTACGATAGATAAGGTTAGAGCACCATATACTTTAACTGATATAGATCTAGTTAAAAGAGATCTACTCAACCATTTTTATACTAAAAAAGGTGAGCGACTAATGAAACCAAACTTTGGCTCTATTATATGGGATTTACTAATGGAACCAGAAGATACAGTAACAGAAGAAGACATTAAAGACGATATAAGAAGAATTATTGATACTGATCCTAGAGTAACACTTAAAGATATCACATTATATATGATGGACCATACAATAAGAGCGGACGTTGCCTTAAAATTTAATCCGGGTTCAGAAGAAGACGTGTTATATTTAGAATTTATAAATGAATCAGAGGGTTTTGAATAATGGCATTATCACAAAGACAAACTAACTTATTTGCCGCAGAAGATTGGAAAATTGCCTATAAGGCATTTAATAATGTAGACTTTACATCATACGATTTCGATACATTGCGACTTGCAATGGTAAATTACATAAGAACTAATTTTCCAGAAAACTTTAACGATTACATTGAAAGTTCTGAGTTTATTGCAATTATAGAATTACTTGCATTCCTTTCTCAAGCATTAGCATTTAGAATGGACCTTAACAGTAGAGAAAACTTTTTAGAAACTGCTGAAAGAAGAGAAAGTGTCTTTAAACTTGCAAGGATGTTGGGATATAACCCAAGAAGAAATACGGCGGCAAGTGGATTAGTCAAAATTAAGTCTATAAAAACAACTGAACCTTTAATAGATAGTTTAGGTGCTAACTTATCTAACAAACAAGTATTCTGGAATGACGTAAACAATCCAGAGTCTTATGAACAGTTTATTACAATATTAAATAGTGCATTTAGTAATACAAATAGATTCACTTCGCCAATTAAGAAGGGGGTAGTTGGAGGTATAACTACAGAACTATATAGAATTACAAAACAAATTAGTGCTTCACAAACCTTCCCCTATACATTAAATGTAAATGGCATAAGTAGAAATTTTGAAATTGTAGATGGTGATTTTTTAAATGGAAAATATTTTTATGAAAGACATCCAGACCCTTTAAACAATTTAGGATTGTTTTATAGAAATGACGGTAAAGGACTTGATAGTAGTAACAGTGGTTTCTTTATGATGTTCAAACAAGGAACATTATCATTTTCAGATTTTAATTTTAATACACCTATTCCAAATAGAGTAGCAGATCTTACTTCCTCAAACATAAATGAAACAGATGTTTGGGT